AGGAAGAACAAATTGGTTGGGGTGGATACTCTACTTATGGTCATACTCCAGATTTTGAAACATTCCAAGAAGTTTTGGAATACCTTAGAGAAAATGAAGACTGTATTTTAAATACTAAATTTATATCACACAACATGAACATTGTAAGAGTTATATAAAGATATTAAATCTTTATGCACTAGAACACACCAAAGACTATTATGACAAATTGTTAAAAGAAACTGTATAACTCCCTTAGTTATACGATACGAAGGAAAGCCCTCTGTTGCCCCAGGGGGTTTTTCTTTTATATGACTTGACAACACATATTCACATAGTAATCTATGTACATGGTTATTTACAAGGAGGATAACATGAACAGAAAACAGAGGAGGAAAGCCCAAAGCAAAAAGCATGGTGGCTTTGTTTATGGAAAAATAGGCGAAAGGATGCAGACTAAATGGAAGTAAGCAGACAACAAAAAGCTTACCTTTATTGGAAAGCTAACAAAGAAAATATACGACAAAGAATAATTACAAACTTTAATCTTGACAAAGATTGGAAAGGTATTAAATAGAGGAGGAATAATGCAAGTATATATATTAATAGGGCTTGTTTTGTTTGCATGGTTTTTATCAGGTCTTATGGCTGATAACTACGCACTACGCAGACATTTCAAACAACAACAGAAACTAAGCAAGATTGATTTAGATAGATACAACTTTGTTGTAGGTATGTTAAATCAAAAACAACAGAGAGATTTGCACGAATACTATGTATTAACAGGTGCAATAAAGGAGGATAATGTCAAAAACATTTAGGAGTTATCCTAACTCGTACGAAGTCATTGAACATTTACAAGATGAACTACAAGCAGAGTTAGATAACTTGGAGAAAGAAAAGAAAGATAGTATTAGGTGGTGGAGTGATGATAGATATGCACGATACGATACTAAGAAATATATCTACAAGCAACAGATTAGACACTTAAAAAAACTATTTAAAGAGGTAGAGTTAGCAGAACTCAATGATGAATTAGCTTATGATGGTGCAATGGACTATCAAGAACCACCATTTTAGCCATGACATACATGACAATACCTGTTAAACTGACACTAGATATGTACATAAGGAGACTATGTATAAGGTACTAAGCACATCTATTTATGGTGGGAGTATGGAGTTTGACTTTGATACTCTACATGAGGCACAACTAAAGGTTAGAGAGTTGAAAGACAATGACCATAGAGACGCTTTCATAGTTAGATTAATTGCAGTAACTAGCTAAACAATTAAATAAAATTATACAAATTAGAGGAGGATAGATGATAGATGTTAATGATATTGAATTGACACTAGAAAATATACAACAACAGATAGACCACAACCAAAATAACTTAGACAATTTATTAGAACAACGACAACAAATTGTCTCACACGCATACAATAATGGTCTATCCATGATAAAAATTGCAGCAATACTTAAAGTTACAAGACAAAGAGTATTTGCAGTTATACAGGCAACAAGAACAGAGGAGGAATAAATGAATAAAGAAACTAAAAAGAAACTTCTTGCACCTTTTCCAGAGGAGGTAGTACAAGACCCACCAAAGGGAAAGTTTGGGAAGTTTGTTAATCATGCAGTATATGTAGAGAGACTAAGAGACTGTGATGTAAAGTATGAGTGGGAGTTTGAGCCAGTCATTATAGATAACAAGATTGTAGGTGCGATTGGTAAGTTAACTATTGATGGTTTAGTTTACCAGGGTGCAGGAGATGTTGAAGCACCAGCTTTACAAAGAGCAACACAAGGTGAGTGTCTTAAACTTGCAGAGAGTGATGCTTTTAAAAGAGCAAGTATGAGAGCAGGACTAGGCGTAGAGTTATGGAGTGGAACTGATGATTTTTATGATGATGATGGAGCACCTCCACCAAAACCAAAGCCAAATAAACCTAGCCCAACTGCAAAAGAAGTAGCAGTAACAACAAACGAAAGTGCTAACAAATTTGCAGAGGACATTGGAGCTAAGAAGCAACCTGTTGCAGAGCAATTGAATACGATACTAAAAGAAATGATACCTAACTCAAAAAAAATGGGAGAGGTAAAGACTAAGATATACAATGACATGGTAAAAGATACAGAGGTTAGCGATGATGTTAACAACTGGACAAACAAAGACATGGATAAATTCTTAAATAGAGTTGAAGTGTTTTTAGAGGATGAAAATATTGTTGATGTTGTGTTTGATACACAACCAGTACAAGATGAAACAAAAGGAGATGAAATGACAGACATACCAAGTGGAGCATGGGAACAAGAGCCACCTACAGACAAGCAACTTAAAACATTTAATGATAAAGTTGCACAAGCTACTGATGATGGACAGACAGAGCTTGTAAAGAAAGCTAAGGATTTCTTAGCTAGTGGTAATGCAACAAAGAAAAATATATTTGATTGGATTGACACAGATGGAGACTGGACACTAAAAGACCCATCGTAGTCATGGAGTTAGAAAGTGCAGGGGAAATCTTTAATGTTAAGAAACTTAAAGAAAAATTAAAAGAAAAATATCCTAACTACAATTTTGATATACCACCTGAGCCTGATAGAAAGTGTAAAGCATCTTATCTTTGTAACAATAAAGATAAAGTGATGTACACAGATAGCAAAGGTAATTTATTTTGTGGACAGAGATATAAACTACAAGATGACAACAACCCATATAAGTGGGAATGGAGGACATGTAATGCCTTACTCAAAGAAAAAGAGCAGGGAGCTAAAACAACTGAACTACCATTTTGATTTTGATTATGATGTATGGGTTAAGTTAAACAAGAGAGGAAATAAAAGGAGAAAGAATGATTGATGTAATGTTAAGCAAAGCAACAGAAGGTATGTTGATTGCAGAATTATTAAATAGGAGAAACGAAAAGGAAGTACCTTTGTTTATGGGTAAAAGTATTGTGTTGCCTAATGGACAACTGCAATTACTTGCAATACTTCCTAACATACAAGTACTTACAACAACTAATTTAGAAGAAGAGTAATGCTTTTTAACGAAATGGATTACAACGACAGGGTAGAGGATGGTGTTGGTAAAAAAGCAGAGGATATCTTTGAGCAACACCTTACAGACTTAGGGCTAGTAAAACAGAAAGACTGGTTAAAAGCAGCAACTAGCCCATGGGAACATAGTATTAATTTCTTTTGGTACTACACAGACATAATAACTATTCCTGATTACATCTTTAACAGGAGAGATAAGTTATTTTTGACAGAGGTTAAAGGTACAAAGAAAATAAAGTTCTCTGATATGGATAAACTACAAGAGATGTATGACAGAGCAAAAGATTATCCTGAAGTTAAAGTTGGTTTGACTTATGTCAACAGAAAAACTAAAGAGGTCAAGTGGTATTCATTTGAGGAAGTACTACAGATGTGGGATAGCATAGAGGAATACGAAACTTATCACGAGAAAGACTTCAAAGGTCAAGAGAAAAAGTTTAAGACATTACCTTTATAATATCTTTAAGTTATCCCAACCTTTTTTATTAACAGTAAAGGTAAGCACACCAGGGTGCGACCACATACCACTTCTAGCAGTAAAGTCTAAGGATTTATCTAAGCTAGGTGATTGAAACCAAGTCCTATCTCCCTGCTGCTTTGCACGAAAGTGATGGTAATGACCTGTAATAAGAATTTGTGCATCTTTTGCAGGTAAGAAACCATACATTTGACCTTTCCACCAGTTTTCTATCTTAGTTTCAGGATTACCTCCACTATAACCTGTCATGTGACCATGGGTCCAAGCACATGGGATAGTTTTGATAGTCATAACTTGATGAAAGCCTTCAGGAACTACAACAGATACCTTTTTATATCTTTCAGGGTTAGCTTTCATTATCTCTTCACATATCTGCAAGTGCATAGTATCTGTGTTATCTAATCTGTTAGTAACGACTTGACCTTTTTGTGAACGAGAAGCCTCACCATGATTTCCTGGAGCTCCAGCTAATACAAGTTTATCTGCATGTGGTAAGAATGTCTCTACTGTTTTCATCATCATAGACCTAGCCAACGCATACTGTTCTATCATTGTTAACTCAATATTAAATGGCTGACTATCGTAGAAACCATAACAGTTTTCTGTAAGGTCACCTAGTCCAATCATATATATCTCATCTATCTGGACACCTGCCTTACGCAGTTCCTTAATTCTATTTACTGCATCTTGTAGAGCTATATCGTAGCGTTTAAGTGTGTTCTCAACGCCATAATCTTTCTTACCTAGCTGCCAATCAGCCATAAAAAACAAAAAAGCAGTATCACCTCCATGTGTTTTAAGTTTTAATGGTGGTTTTTTACCTGCTTGTTTGAATAATGCTTGAAAATACTTGTCTTGTCCAGGTCTTTTCTTCTTTACAAGCCCTTTAAAAGCAAAGAATGTCTCAGTTCTCCCACCTTTTAGTTGAACTTGCCATGAAGATGACCTAACTGTACCTTCAATCTCGTATAATTTAGGATTGTAGCCCCATTGTTTGAGTATTTCATCAAACTTATTGTTGTAGTTTGGGTCTGTTCCAACATGTGTGATTTCACCTTGCCCAGTTTGGTCATTAATATCTACGCCAGGCTTCCAACCTGACTTATAGAAGTTATTACCCCACTCTTCAGGTGTGTTATTCTTGGACATCTGTCCTCCTTTGCCCTGTCATTGACAGTTTACTACAAAGATAAGACAGTTTCTACTACTTAGTTATTTGTTTTTTTGCGTATGTCTTGATGACTGCAAGTGCAGCACCACCACCAGCTAATGCAGCTAACTGAATTGTTTCAGCTTCTACACCAACTAATGGAGCAACTGTTAATGCACCAATGAACGCTTCAATGAAGGTCCAGGCAGTTCTTTCAAGCATATCTTTGAGGTCTACACTCATTCTATACTCCCATGATTCTGACCAAGGTGTCCACCATAAGTCCTTCTTGAACTTACCATCTTTGTCTCTTGCTCTTTTAAATCTTTCAAACATTATGTTATCAATCTACCTTTCAACATAGCATTACCTATCAAAACATTACCATTTATTTCCTGTAATTTATCGTAAACTGTGGTAGCTAAAACAGTATGGTCTTTTGCTTGATTATCTACATCTTTATTTAATAAATTGTTTATTGTTGTGTATTCTATAGTCACATCTTTGCCTTGCAGCAACTGTCCTGCTACTTTTGCATACATTTTTTTGTAAGCTACAGAACTACTGCCTATAAAACCATCTTTAGATACCTCTAAATCTTGTTGTGTCTCTCCTACAATTAAACAACCTGATGTATGTTCATCAGTATTGCCTGTGTGTATAAGTATATAAGTAAAGTTAGGCACATCTTGTATATGTAACATGCCATAGTGTGAGTTCTTGTATCTCTCTGAATACTTAGCATGGAAACCACCTGTTTTTCTAAACTTAATATCATAAGTTCCCTCTGGTATGCAGGTCTCGTGCATAACTTTTACTGCTTGATACTGGTCCTCTAGTGTATAACACTCAAAAATACCATCTATAAATAGCAACCCATTCGTTGCATCTGTTCCAAATTGTGTTCTAATAACTTGTAGTTTCATATATTCCTCCAATTATTACAATGTAATTTACAACCACAACATAAGTAGTTGCATTTACACATTATTCACCACCACAGCAACCACTACCACAGCAGTCCATACTAATCTCCTTTTCTAAAACCAATGGTCAATAACCATACAGCTAAAGTTATTATAGTAGCTAATCCTGTAACTTGCTGTGCTGAACCAGTTAGTGTAAGCGTAGCAATAACTAAACCAACCAAAGTCCAACTAAGGTTTAATGTTTCTTTAATTGCTTCTACTAACCAAGTCCATAGCTTGTTAATCATAGACTTCTCCTAAATACAAAAGCTGCCATACTAGCTATTCTAGTCAAGATTACAGGAACTACGACCTCCTGTGCTTTTTCTTTTTGGTCTTGTGTCATATCATCTCCTATGTTACCTATTGTTACCCCTTCAAAATCTAAATCTACAAATGTTTCTATTGGATTTTCTAGGAATGATTCGTACTGTACTTCTGTAACAACATCAGCAAGAGTATAGTTCTCTACATCTGCGTTCTCTACAGCTCTCGCTACATACTCTTCTACTGCTTCAGCTACGACTTCATCTTCTTTGACAGCTTCAGCTATTATCTCAACATCTTCTGTTTCAACTTGTAATACTTCAGCAACAACTTCTACTTGTTCCTCTGTAAGTTCTTCTATTTCCTCAATAGCTTCTTCAACTACTGCCTGGACTATCTCTTGTACTTCTACTGATACTTGTTCTAGGTTCTGTACACCTATGTCATTGACTTCCTCAATAACTTCTATTACTTCTTCTGTTTCAAGTTCTTGTACAAACTCTTGTATTGCTTCTTCTTTAGCTTCTTCATACTCAACCAACTCCTCTTCTGTGTATTCTTCTAGTTCTTCTTCAGTTACTTCAGGAATATCTACAACAATAATTTCTTCAATAGCTTCTTCTATCTCTGCAACTTCTTCTTGCAGTTCTTCCTCTGTTAGTTCAATAACTTCTTCTGTTTTAAAGAATCCTCTGCTTGTATCTTCCTCTTCAATTTCCTGTACTGGCTCATCCAGAATCTCCTCTGCTTGAATTGTATCTTCTGTATTGGTGTCATCTCTAAGTATTTCTTTGTCCAGCTCATCTTCTATTTCCTCTTCTACTTCTTCTTCTATAATAATAATTATATCTTCAGGTATCTCTATTAACTCAATTTCTTCTATCTCTATCTCTTCTAATTCTTCTAAGTATTCTTCAACTTTAAGTATGGCTTCAAGAAACTCCTCTGCTTCCTCTTTAGTTTCAAACTCATATATCTCAAACTCTTCTTCGCGTTCAAGTAACTCAACTTCAAGTTCCATTTGTTTTTCAAGTTCAAGTACTTCTTCTTCAGTAAGCTCAATAAATTCTTCATCTTCATAATCATCATCCATCTCCAATACCATATCATCATCATCATAAAACTCTCCTTGGGTATCGTATTCTTCTTCGTATATCTCATCTTCATATTCTTCATCAACAATAATTATAATTTCTTCTTCTATAATTTCTTCAGGTATTTCGCAATCACCGCGTTCCAAAGCAATGTCAGTAATGTAACAACCATAAAGCTCTTCATTCTTTTTTCTTTCGTTATCTCTTTCTACAGTACCATCTTCTATTTCGTAGACTTCATATTCTGCTACAGAACCATCATCCATTACAACCTCAACAGGTGGAATTGTAGTTGGCGGTGGCGGTGGTGGAGGCGGTGGTGGAGGAACAGTTGTAGTAGTTGTAGTAGTTGTTGTATCAGGTACAGTTGTTGTTGTACTTGATGTAGTAGTAGATGATGTGGTAGTTGTAGTGGTAGATGTATCTACACAAGTAGAAGTAGGTGCAGACCAATCAGTTTGTGTTTCATTAAAAGGTACTTGGTCAGGTAAAGCTATACTTCTTTCTATAGATATTGTACTGTAGCTATTATCTGTGTCATTGTCTGACCTAACTCTGTAATAAAATGTACCTACTGGTAACTCAAAGTATGTTCTTAAATTACTAATACTAAACACGTGGTCACTCCATTCATTTTGTACGTGACCAAAACTTGTAGATATACAAAAACTATTCTCATCTATACCTGTAGCCATACCAAAAAAGATTGTGTATTTCTCTGGTGGACTATCCTCAAAACCATCTGAACCTAACAATCTAATAGTTAAGTCACCTGTTTCTGCATTTATTGATTGTTCATAACCATAAGGTTCTTGTGTTGGTACGTGGTCAGCCAATACAGGCATAGGTATTAATAAAAATAAAGCTAAGATAAGTCTTAGCATTACATTACAATCGCTGCTACCACTCCACCAAGTGCTACAAGTAATGTTAATACTTTATAAAACTCTGCCTTATCTAGCTTTGCATCTAGTTTTTCTTCTAATCTGTCTAGTCTTTCAATGACCATATTGAGTAGTTCCTTCTGTGTGTAGCCATTGTTGTGTGTCATTTATGGTAAATCCTCTGGTCTTGTTATCCAATCCCATTCCTCATCCCAATCGTGGTCTATTATTAATGTTTCAGATGTGCTTAAATACTGTAGTAATTTGTATATTTCTTTTACAATAAATCCAAATATAAATCCAACGAGATAATCCATAATACGATTGTATCATAGAATATTTTAATTATGCGAAACTAACATTTCCTGTACCACCTGTAAAAGTAGTAACTTTTTCTGTACCTACAGTAGTTGTACTAGCTGTATGTCCACCTGCAACTGTAATTGTGTAAGCACTAGGGTAACGAAGTATAACTACTCCAGAACCACCACTTTGACCATCATAACCACTATTATCATCTCCTCCACCACCTCCAGAGCCAGTATTAACAGTTCCTGCTACACCTACACTATTAGACCTTTTTGCACCACGACCACCACCACCATCACCACCAACAGCTATAGTCTTACCACTTCCTACTGCACCACCTCCACCACCTGCACGAGTAACAGCAGAACCTGTTATAGATGATGACAGTCCATCACCACCTTGTGATTGTCCATCAGCATTACCTGATTCAGCAGCACCTCCACCACCTCCTGCTTGAAAATTAGATGGACTTCCATCAGAAGTACCACTACCACCAGAAAAACCTTGATTTGTTGTTCCAGAACCTGTACCACCTCCAGCAGCACTACCACCACCACCAGAACCTCCAGAACCACCACCATTTATAAAAGTACCTCCAAGACCACCACCTTCTGATGTAATTGTAGAAAACACACTATCAGAACCTTTATTACCATTTCCATTTCCACCATTCCCATTACCACCAGCACCAACAGTTACTGTATAGTTTGTACTAGAAGTAAGAGTTAAAGGAGTTTCAGTTGAACCACCACCTCCAGATGTTTCAGAAGCATAACTATTTCTATAACCACCTGCACCACCTGCACCACCTGCATTTCCTGCTCCTCCACCACCTCCTGCAATAGCTAAATAAGATACTACTAAGTCTGGTTTACTTCCAGAAAATCCAAATCGTGTTGCACCTAATGGCATATGGACCTCCTAGCTAAAATCTAATAATGAATTAATTAATGGTGTACCAGCATCAAAGAACAAGAATGACACTAAGTCCACATCATTAGCACCTGTGCTAAGTGTAAGACCAGCAGCACCTGGAGTAAGTCCTGTAACATTACCACCACCATTAACTGTTATTGCGTTAATAGCCATAGTTCTGCTACCTGTTCCATCTTGTGTTGCCTTCAAGGTAAATGAAGAAGTACCATTTGCAGGTACATTTGTAAAATCTATATCTGTAATATTTTCTGATAATGTAATAGCACCAGTATTACCACCTGTCATATCAACAGCGATAACACCAGAACTAGATGTAACTGCTACATCTGTTTCTTTGTAACCTTTTAACTCAACACCATTGTTAGATGTCTTTTCAGATATTGTATCTACTTTTAGTTCGCTACTCATTTACGAGTTCCCACCCTTTGGTGTTGTCACCTTGGTATGCGTTCTCGTTCCAAATGTAAGCATTACCATCATCTGGATAAGCAACTGGTGCTTCCCATACCCAGTTAGATGTAAGTGTCCAGCTACCATAAGGTTGTGCTGGATAAAAAACATCATTGTCTGTGTCATAAGTAAACCCAATACCTGCGTAGTTACCTCTAAAAGGTGTGCCTTCGCCAGTATGTGTGTTAGCTATTGTATTGTAAGAAGTTCTTTTACAGGTCTGACCTCTGAAATCTGCATACCAGGCTTCCCAGTCTGCAAAACCTTCTGGTAAATCTGTGTTATCATCTTCATCTTTACCTACAATAACTTCTGTTACTATATTGTTTTCGTTTATAAATGCGTAATGTGCCATATCTATCTCCTATTATATCAGCTAAAACTGATTGTACCTGTTCCTGCTGTAAATACCTTTAATGTATATCCTGTTGGAGGACTACTTGGTGTATGTATTGTTAGACCTGTGCCACCACCCATTGTGTATGTGTCTGGAAATTTAATAATAACTACTCCTGAACCACCTGAACCAGGGTTTCCATTTTGTCCATTACCACCTCCACCACCACCTGTGTTTGTTGTACCAGCAGAACCATTTGAACTTGTATTTGGAGCTCCATCTCCACCACCACCAAGACCACCTGTGTTGTCTGTACCACCACCATAGCTACCTCCACCACCGCCACCGCCATAGTAAACATCAGATGATACAACTTCTCCTACTGATGCAGCAGTAGCTTGTGTTGTAGTTAAAATATTGCAGATAATACCATCTCCTCCGTGTCCAGTACCATCTGTATTACCAATTTCACCAGCACCTCCACCACCAGCACGACCAGTATTATAATCACCACCAGCTCCTCTAAAGTTTTGTTTTGTAGAACCACCAGTCATTTCTATAAACGCATTAGATGTTTCTCCAAAAGTATCTGCATAAGTTGGATATGTTGTTCCAGCACCACTAAATCGTCCACCACCACCACCTGGGTATGCACCTCTTAACTGACTTGCACCAGAACCACCAGCAAAAGCAACAAATTTACCAAAGTTAGTGCAAGTTCCAGCAAAACTGTCTTTTGCACCACCACCACCAATAGTTACTGTGTAATTCTCATCTATATTCATTGTGTAAGCACTTTCTAATGAGCTACCACCACCATTATTATCAACAGTAGATATTACACCACCAGAACCTCCACCACCAGTTCCAAGACTATCGTGTGATGAACCTCCACCACCTACTACTAAAAAATCTACATTTAATGTAGCTGGTGTTCCAACATTCTCCCAAGCAGAACCTGTATATACTTGAACTTTATTGTCATCAGAGTTGTATATCATATCCCCAGCAGCACTTGTAAGAGCATTTCTAGCACTTGTGCTGTATGACTTTAAGTTAAGTGAATCATCTATGGCTACATTATTGCCATCATTTGTTGAAATCTTATTTGTTTTTAATTCACTCATTATGCAAAGCTCACTGTTCCTGTTCCTGCTGTAAAAGTTACTACTGTGTCATCACCAACTGTTGCACTTGATGAAGTTAAACCTGCACCAACTGAAATAGTTCCATCTGCTGTAGCGTATCTTATTATGACTACACCACTTCCTCCAGCACCTCCAGCAGAAGATGTATCTCCACCACCTCCACCAGCACCACTTCCAGTATTAACTGTTCCAGAACCACCAGTACCATTTGCACCACCATAACCATTACCACCACCACCAGAACCTCCTGTACCTCCTGTAGAACCAGAACCACCACCACCACTACCTGCTCTTGTAACAGATGAACCAGTTATAGATGAGGCTACACCTGTTCCACCATTACCACCATTAGTAGTTCCTTGACTACCAGCAGCACCAGCACCACCTCCACCACCTGCTCCAATATTAGGATAAGAACCTGTTGAGTTTGTTCCACCACCATCAAAACCTTGATTAGTTGCTCCTGTACCTCCAGAAGCTGTTGTTGTATTTGCTGTTCCAGAACCTCCACCAGAACCACCATTAAGACCTGTAAAAGGAGATGCTGAACCACCACCTTCTCCACCACCTCCACCACCTATAGAAGTTATAGTTGAAAATATTGAATTGTTACCATTTGTACCAGCACTTGCACTACCACTACCACCACTACCACCAGCACCAACTGTTACTGTGTAATTTGTAGATTTATCTAGGCTTAATGGTGTTTCTGATGAACCACCACCACCAGAGGTTTCTGTTAAATATGAATTTCTATAACCTCCTGCACCTCCACCACCACCTAATTCTCCACCACCACCAGCTCCACCAGCTATTACTAAATAAGATACAGTTAGTAATGATGGTGCTAATTCACTCCAAGATGTACCATTATAAAAATAAGGCACACTTTCTGTAGTGTTAAATATTACATCTCCAGCAGCAGAAGTAAGTGCGTTCATTTGTGTTGTGGTGTATGACTTTAAATTTAAAGCATCATCAATAGAAACATTATTGCCAGAATATTTACCTATAGAGTTGGTTTCTAGTGTACTCATTATAAATCTGCCCAACTGCTTCCATTGTAAAACTGTACTTTACTGTCTGTGGTGTTGTATATTATGTCACCAGCAGCACTTGTTAATGCGTTTCTCTGTGTTGTTGTATAAGACTTTAAATTTAAAGAACAATCCATAGCAACATTGTTGCCAGATACTTTTGATATTGTGTTTACTTTTACATTAGCCATTAGATAACGACCATTGTACCATTATTCGTAATTGTTCCTGTGATTGTTATAGGTCCTGCTAATACAGCACCTGTACTTGCTGGAACTGAATATGTTGCAGCTTGTGTTTGATGATGTTGAAATATACCACCAGCAGTTGTAAGTACAACACCTGCTTGATTCCAGTCAGCCATATCTGTATTGTCTAACTCATAATGTATTCCATTAGCAACACCATCTGTAATTGTAAAATCTGAATCTCCATCAACTAATGCGTTAGCAGAACCTGAAGCTATTTGGTCTGGGTTAACTTTATAAACTGTACCATCTGTAACATCTTCCATAATTAAGAAGTCATTAGATGTATCTACTGTAACACCTGAACCATCAGCTAAATTAGATGGGTCAACTGTAAGGTTTATATCTCCTGTTACTGCTCCACCTGCTAAACCAGAGTTACTCTGTGTATTTACAGATGTTACATCACCTGTTGTTGGTGCTGTCCATTCTACAATTCCACCAGATGAAACTGATAATACATTACCTGAAGAACCTATTGCTAATTTAGCAAGTGTGTTGCTTCCAGAAGCATATATAACATCTCCTGTTGTAAAACTTGTTAGTCCAGTACCACCTTTAGTTTCATCTAAAGTTGCAGATAAGTCTGCTGCTGTACCTGATGTATTTTGATTACCTGCTGTATTGACACCAGGCAAATTAATATCTCCTGTACCATCAAAAGACACTCCACCAATAGCTCTTGCTGTTGCTAAAGCTGTTGCAGTTGCTGCATTACCTGTTGTAGAACCTGATGTTCCAGATACATTACCAGTTACATTACCAACAAGGTTGGCTGTAATACTAGAAGGTAATCCTATTGTAAATGCTTGGTCAGTTAATCCTACTGTTACTTCATTAGAAGTACCTTGTATTGTCATTGTCTGACTATCTAAATCAACAGCACTTGTAGTAGAACCATCTGTGATATCTAAATCTTGTGCAGTGCCTTGTGCATCAACATAAGTTTTAACAGCTTTTGCAGAAGGTATTGTTGTATCAGTTGCAGCAGTAGAACTTATATCTGTGTCTAATACACCAGATTTAAGATTATCTACTTCTAAATTACTTACTGTATTATTGTCTGCATCTATTGTTTTATTGGTAAGTGTATCTGTAGAACTTTCTGTAACTACAGTTGAATCTATAGCAACACTAATTTCATTACCACTAGCTGTAGTAGTTATACCTGTACCACCTGCAATATCTAATGTTTCAGAATCTAAATCAATAGATATTGGACCACCACTATCTGCTGTTACATCTAAGTCTTCAGCAGTAATTTGTGTATCTACATAAGTTTTAATTGCTTTTGCAGAAGCTAATGTAGTATCTGTACCAGCAGTAGATGATAAATCTGTATCTAAGACACCAGACTTTAAGTTATCTACTTCTATATTAGATACTGTGTTGCTATCTACATCTATAGTTTTGTTAGTTAATGCTTGTGAACCTGCAAGAGTTGCTACTGTGCTATCTATTGCAAAGGTAACTTTGTTTGTACCTGTGGCTGTATCTATACCTGTGCCACCTTCTAAATCTAATACTTCTGAATCTAAATCAATAGCTATGTTGCTACCACTATCAGCAGATATATCTAAATCTTCTGCTGTAAGTTGTGTATCTACATAAGCCTTAACTGATTGTTGTGTTACACCTTTAGTAGCAGAGTTAGATGTCATATCATCTTCATCTAAAAATAATGTTGTATTAACTGCAGTACCTGCTTCGTTAATAACTGTATCTACTCTATCGTTTATGTCCTCTATGTGTTGTTGTAATGGTGACATACGAACTACAGAACCTGAAGCGTGTGATAATCCTGAAGTTGCTGCTGAACCTGTTAAATATCTTTTATTTATGTTATCTAATGTAAGTGTTTTTGTACCAGAGTTTATAGATGTAACAAGTACAACTTCTCTATTTGTTGCACTATCTGGATTTAATACTAAATAACAAGGAGCTGCAAGAGTGTTAGAAGCTGAATCTACAACAGAGTTTACTGTTATTGTTAAATCTGATGCACCAATAGTACCTGTTAAGGTTGTTTCAAACGCATTTAATAAGTTTGTTTCTTGTGCTGTCATACTATCCTAGTTGTCCTACTCCTAATAGCTCTATACCTAATCCTACTCCAGATGTTGAAGTTTGTACTACTTTACTACCTCTAAATCTTACCAAACAATACATTGTTACAGACCCTCTAGGACTTATTTCCTCTATAGGACTGCTGACATTTTCTATTATACCTCTTAATAATGTATCTGGTCTGAATATCTCTAACTGCACATTTTTACCTTCTCTATTACGAAGTGCTTGATATACTAAATCTCCTTGACCTTGTACTCTTAATGCTTTTCTAAATGGTCTTTCTATTTGGTCAGATATATTTATAGGCATATCTACTACTAAGTCATTGACAAGCTGGAAACCTCTAATAGCAAACGATAACATTTGTGGTGTCTGTGTTACATCATCTGTATTTATTTCTATCTTACCTGTAATCCATCTACCATCTACAAGTGTCATAACTTCTTCATCTCCACCTGTACCAGAAAATATAGATACTTGTTCTGCCCAAGTAGCAGCATCTGCATTGTTTATATCTGCAGCAATAGTAGATGTAAATAATTTTACAGAACCAGAGCTAACAACATTAGTATTTACTTTTGCACCTACCCATTGTTTTTTCTCTGATGTAAAGAAATCTGCAAGTGGTGTAATAACATAACCTGTTGATACATAGTTTGTACTCTCTCTATACAATCCACCACCTGATATAGTTGCAAACAATCTATCAGAAAATACTGCTATACCTTCTACTATGCCACTTTCTGCAAACTCTAAATCTCTAGCTATACCACCTGTTGGTAGATAATATCGCCACAGATTTGTCTTACTTGCACTATCAATTATTCCTACAAAAATACTGTCTCTCGTAGATACTAATCTGTAAGGTGCTTGATTAAGTGTTGTTGTTCCATCTCCCCATTGTTTTATTAACTGTGCATTTACAAGTACATATAGATTGTTAGCATTTGTAATCTCTGCTCTGTACAATCTACCTATCTTTCCACTAGCTGTGTTCTGATATGTACCATAAAATATTAAACCTTGTGCTGCATCTATTGCATTAGGTACTTCACCCTCTACAAATGTCTGTCCTTTAAGTGTTAATGTTGATGACTCATCTGCAAAAGAATATATATAACCATCATCTGCACAAGCTAACACTACTGCACCACCATCTGCTACATCTGTCCAAGAACTACCACTAGGTAATGCTTTCATTGTTGGAGGACTTGATGTTGCAGCTACTTCGTGTAACTCTCCATTAGTAGCACTAGCTACTAATCTACCTTTCATGGACCATAACTTATCAAATGTTTT